TTTGCAAAACATCCATCGGATTTTAGTTTGCATAAGTTAGGTGAGTTTGACGATGTAAGCGGAGTTATCACAGGTCATATGCCTGAGAAACTCCAAGAAATAGAAAATCTAGTAGGAGAGTAATATAATGCTAGGCGGTCGTATGGGCAATTTGCCAACAGTAATGAAGCACGAGTTTTCACGAGTGCCAAAAGCTGAGATTCAGCGTTCAACATTTAATCGGTCTCACGGATTAAAAACAACATTCGACGCAGGGTATTTAGTACCAATATTCGTCGATGAAGTAGTACCAGGCGATTCGTTTAATCTAAAAGCGCACGGATTTGGCCGTCTAGCTACTCCAATTTATCCAGTAATGGATAATTTATATGTGGAAACATTCTTTTTCTTTGTTCCAAACAGATTGGTTTGGGACAATTGGGAAAAGCTTAATGGCGCCCAGGATAATCCTGGCGATAGCACAAGCTATTTAGTTCCCCAATTAACACTGGGGTCAGGGGTTAGTATTCCAGGCGATAGCCTGTATGATTATATGGGTTTGCCAACAGGTGTGAACGGTATTGCGTTTAATAACCTGCATGGACGAGCATATAATCTTTGTTATAACGAATGGTTTCGTGATGAAAACCTTCAAGATTCAGTCACAGTAGACAAGGGCGATGGTCCCGATAATATTAGTGACTATACGCTGTTAAAGCGTGGAAAGCGGCATGATTATTTTACATCATGTTTACCTTGGCCGCAAAAAGGAGATGCTGTTCAGTTGCCTCTCGGAACAGAGGCACCAGTTGCATATGATACATCAGGCAATTTATCAGCGTTGCGTGCTGGAGCAGGAACCTATCAAAGGTTACAAACAGACGGTACTTATTTACAACATTCAAGTGCATCCGGTACGGAAGCATCAAGGTTGTTTGCCGATTTGACGGAAGCAACAGCAGCGACAATTAATGATTTACGCGAAGCGTTTCAAATTCAACGTTTGTATGAGCGCGACGCGCGAGGTGGTACACGTTACACAGAAATATTGCAGTCACATTTCGGCGTTACATCGCCGGATGCAAGGTTGCAGCGTCCAGAGTATCTTGGAGGCGGTAAAACACCAGTATCAATGCAACCTATCCCACAAACATCGTCGACAGACACAACATCGCCACAAGGTAATCTCAGCGCGATGGGAACCGTAGGTGTTCAAGGTCATGGATTTAGTAAATCATTTGTTGAGCATGGCGTTATTATTGGCATGGCTTGTGTATTTGCAGATCTTACATATCAACAAGGTATGAATCGGATGTGGTCTCGTAGGGATCGCTGGGATTTTTATTGGCCAGCTCTCGCACATCTTGGCGAACAAGCTGTATTAAACGAAGAGATTTATACACAAGGAACAAGTGCAGACCAAGATGTATTTGGATATCAAGAGCGTTATGCGGAATATCGGTATAAGCCGTCTCAAATTACAGGTAAAATGCGGTCGAACGCTACAGGTAGTCTGGACGTATGGCATTTGTCGCAAGACTTTAGCAGCGTTCCAGTACTCAATGCATCGTTTATCGAAGAAAATCCGCCGATTGATCGGGTAGTTGCATTGCCAACAGAGCCGGATTTATTGTTCGATTGGTATTTTGATATGAAATGCACGCGGCCAATGCCAACGTACAGTGTTCCAGGTCTTATTGATCATTTCTAAGGTATGTTATGGATATTAAGTGGAATATCGTTATTAGTGTTATTAAGCGTATCGCACTGCCTATGGCAGTCGGTTCGCTTGTTCTTTGGGCTATGTCTCATGGCTATGATGACTGGGTGCCTGTTATATGTGGTATTGCAGACAATCTTGGCATCGTAGTAACGGAGTGTGTAGATGGCACTGTTTAGTTCAATAGGTTCAGCATTAGGCGTATCTGGTGGTGATGTATTTGGTGGTTTGTTAGGCGGTTTAGGCGGTTTAGGAAAACAACGAGCAGACAAAGCGTCATCAGCACGCCAAATGGCGTTTCAAGAGCGTATGAGCAATACTGCGCACCAGCGTCAAATGCGAGATCTTAAAAAATCTGGCATTAATCCAATGTTGTCAGCAAAGCTTGGCGGGGCATCGTCACCGTCAGGAAGTCAGTACCAAGCAACAAACATTGGGGCAGAGGCTGTTAAAGGCGGATTAGCCGGAGCGCAAACTGCAACAGCAAAACAGCAAGCGTTAATAGCGAAGTCTAATGCAGATATTGCTCATGTAGAAGCTCAGGTTGCAAAAACATTTGGAATTCCGGTTAGTATGTTACCGGATTACATGAAGTCAGCTATAGCGTTAAAAAATGCGGGCAAATTAGGAATCGAATTTGCTAAAGAGATTGGACATACAGCAAAAGAACAAGCGGCTATAGCGAAAAGAAACAAAATGCAATGGGATCCAATGTATTCGAAAATTGATTTTGATGCAGACATTCGTAGAGAAATGGCTGGTAAAAAGTATAAACGGAAGGTTAAATAATGGCTAAAATGCAATTTAAAACAGGTTATGGCGAGCGTGAGCGGTTTAAGACAGAACCAAAAGGCGAAAGCCTAACTCAACAGCACTTCGCCCATGAGGCGGATGTGCGTAATATTATAAAGCAATATGACAAAACTGGCCTTATTGCAAATGTACAAAAGGGCGTAGCCCAATACGGTGACTATTCAGAAGTCAACGAATATAGAGAGGCGTTAGATCTCGTTAATAATGCAAACGCATCGTTTGCAGAATTGCCCGCAGAATTGCGGGAAATGTTCCAGAATAATGCTGGAAACTTTTTGGAGTTTGTAACAAACCCAGAAAACAATGAAAAAATGATCGAGCTTGGACTTAAGGAGGCTCCATATGTCCAAGAAGAACAGCCAAATCAGGCTGAAAATAAGGCTGCCGAGCCTCCCGCTCCCCAAGAAGCTGGGGAGTAGAGGCAGCCAGGGCACAGTTACTTACTTGATGTAACTGTGCCCAGTGACACCAAAGGAGGAAAAGGTGGAAACAATTAAGTATAATTTAACTCAGGCCAAGACACGGGAAGACAAAACACAGTGGATCAAAATAGGGATAGCACAAAAGAGCGACCGTAATTTTTGGATCAAGTTAGATGTGTTGCCGATTGCAGATAAAAACGGCGAAGTATGGTTAAATTTATTTGAAAGGAAAGAAGATGAAGTATCGCAAAAAAATGAGCGCTAAAAGTAGCCGCAAACAATTTAGTAAAGGCGCTATGAAAGTGAAGGCTAAAAACTTCACAAAACCAATGCGCGGCGGCATCAGACTATAGATGCCATGCTATCATCCTCTGGTAGCCTATAAATGCGATGGAAAAGTAGTATTTGATAAGCCCTTCGCATTTGCGAGGGGCTTTAATTTACCCTGTGGCCAATGTATTGGGTGCAGGTTAGACTACAGTCGCCAATGGGCTATTAGGTGCGTCCATGAGGCTCAGATGCACGAGGATAATTGTTTCATTACCTTAACGTTTGACAATGAACACATTTCAAAACGTAAAAATCCGGAAAGTTTAGATAATACAGAGTTCCAAAGGTTTATGAAACGCCTCCGGAAAAAGTATTCCCACAAAATAAGATTCTTTCATTGTGGGGAATATGGGGATCAAAACAAAAGACCACATTATCATGCGTTATTATTCGGGCATGATTTCAAAGATAAAAAATTGTGGTCAAATAAGGGCGACTTCAAGTTATTTGTAAGTCAAGAATTAGCGGAGCTATGGCCGTATGGTTTCCATACGATCGGAGCAGTTAGCTTCGATACAGCAGCATATTGTGCCAGATATGTAATGAAAAAAGTAACAGGTGATGCAGCTGCGTCACATTATCGAGAGGTAGATCTTGAAACCGGCGAAATAATAAATGAGATAAAGCCGGAATATTGTACGATGTCGCGAAAGCCAGGCATCGGATATGAATGGTATCAAAAATATGGATACCATGATTGCCATAAACACGATTATATCGTTATAAATGGCTATAAAGTAAGACCACCAAGGTATTACGACAAGTTGTGTGAAGAAGGATTCTTCGCAAAAATAAAAGAAACACGCGTTGCAAACGCGGATGAACCCATAATTAATTATGGGGAAGAAATGGACAGACTTTGGGTGGAAGAGGAAGTAAAAATAAAAAAGCTTGAAAGATTAATAAGAAACGTCTAGCGTTTCTTAAACTAACTAGGAGGTAGTCATGAAAAAAGTGTATTATGCAGTATATGATAGAAAAGCCGAATTGTTCTCAGCACCGTTTTTGGAAATCAAAGACGGAACAGCAATTCGAGCAATTCAAGATTTGGTAGTCAATTCACCAGAACATGCCTTTGCAAAACATCCATCGGATTTTAGTTTGCATAAGTTAGGTGAGTTTGACGATGTAAGCGGAGTTATCACAGGTCATATGCCTGAGAAACTCCAAGAAATAGAAAATCTAGTAGGAGAGTAATATA